CTTGCCCCTGTTCGCGGGCAACTTGTAATTGAGCTTGTTTGGACCGGCGGTAAGCGATATCTTCATCGTCCAAGCGCCGTTTCCTGCGAACCACTGTCCCTTCTTCTACCTTATTAATCTCCTCTTGGGATACTTTGTATTGTTGAGCCAGTTTACGAGCGGACTCAATGGCGGAGGGATCCACCACCCCTTTCATCACATAAACAACTTCTCGATCACCGGATTGACCCATGTTGTGCCATTATTTGAATTTGAAGTCTCTGGTGAACTCTATCCATCCCATCGATAACTTGGCGGATTACCCCGAAATTTCTCCGCATAATGTCATCCACCGGACCGGGTGCTGCCAAATGCTCGTAATACCTTTTGATGGTTAAGAGGTTCTTATTTGACAAATCGCACTTACAACCTTCTTGGGAAGTTTTAGCAGTACCAATACATTTGGGACAAGTAATACAGGGGGTTTTTACTCCTGCCGGTCGCAACATCGGTTTCCCTTTAACCAATATTAAACTACCATCATCCCGATACATCCACTTTTTACATTCTTCACAAGTCCGAGCCGCAACCTCTGCGTGGGTGATCTGGAGGACCACCCCACTCATCAGTTTTTTAGGTCTTCTACCTCCCGGACCACTCCAGGGTTGACCCCCGTAGCAATACTCTTACTATGCAACATGGCTATCTTCAATTTTTCCTCGTCTCCCCAATTCGGATCAACATCACTAGCATCTGTCCCTAGCACGATCCCATACAACCGCATAAACAGAGCGGGCTTTATCATCAACAAGTGTTTTACCACCAGGGGGAGCACCTTATCGTCCTGATCAACTATGTCCCATGATTTGATACGTTCCGCCAACATCGTAGCGGCGTTTTGTGTCCACACGTCGTCTTTCAGTTTACTGGATTTATTCATCCATTTCGTTTGGTCCTCAATCAACATAGGACGAAACGTAAACCGGACGTCATTATGAACGCGGGGAATAGACGCTATAAAAGCGTTCTCCGTGTACCCATCATCGGGTATAAAATCAAGAACTTTACTCATACCTGGAATCTCCTATACAAATGAAATACTGGCAACACCAGCACTAGACCTAACGGCTTCCATGTTCAGGGTTAAAACCTCTTCCACTTTCCCCCGGATGGCGGGAGATTCCGCCGGTACTTGTAAAATACCGAAAGATATCGTATGGGGGGTAGTACCGTCGTTGATTGCCAAACTTCCCGTTGCCCCCGCCACGGCTTGGTCGTACAAATCTTTGTTGGTATCGTTAAAGGGATGCGTGGTATTCAGCTGAATAGTACGGTCCAATTCTATCACTTTGGGGAGGGTGAGACTGTTCAAAAAACGTTCCCCATCGATGTGATTGTCGATTAACAATTCGAAGGAGGACACTTCCCGACTGGTAGCAGCCAACGTAAGTATGGAATCCGCAAAAATGTACGGGCCGTTGTCAGCCGGAGTATTCACCGATCCGGATTCTGCTTCGGTGGTCCCGATCAAATCCAAATCCATACCCATAATGCCGCCTTGCCGACCGTAAATCCGTGCCCGATTCACTTTGACGTTAGCGTAGGTGTATATAGATTCGTAACGATCCACCACCACCGAAAAATCCGTTAACTGTTCAGCAATGTTTCCCCCACTACCTACGATAAGCGCCATCATGGCCGCAAACCCATCCGGATCCGGTTCCAAGCTAATGGACCCAGCTACCCGATACGGACCCCTACGAGCGTCGGCGGCATAATGTTCCCGCGTCCCTCTCAATCCATTCCGCCGAAGAATCATCCCCCTTTTCCCAAAATCACAGGACAAAGCAGCATACGGCGTCCCGTTAATGGAAAGTTTCGTTAACGCACCGGGCGAATAATCTTTTGACATTTTAAACTCCTAGGCGGAAAGTCCGCGTGGTTCTCTGCTTCTAAAATTGAGGATTAGCCCGGAAGCCATTACGTTCTGATTCCATAATGGGGGGGCTACAACATCCATAGGGTTAACTGACGTGATCACCACACTAGCAACACCTGGAAGTCTTTGATTACGAAATGCTCTTGCTATTTGCTGGATCCACAGCATTTGCCGGGACAAATTAGCTTCTAAAGTTGGTTCTTGGTTGTCGGCCGCTATTACAGAACACAAAACGGGGTACACCACGTCATCTTTAGAAGTTACTCCCTCCTTAGGATCCATAATTTGTCGCATGGGGGTTAACAACACACACGGCAACGGTAAAGGGTTATCTTTCCTTTTTATGATTCTATCGATCGGAAGTTTCTTAACAACAACGTTGTTGGCATCTACATCCGCAAGATTCAACAGTTTTACACGGGACTGTGCCGCCAGTAAACATGCATAATGTACAGATTCGTCACCATTGGAAACTTTAAAATAGATAACTCGCGAAACAACGGTAACATCATCCGTGGTACTGGTAAGTATTCCAAAATAATAACCAACGTCTATGTCCGAATCAATGTCTCCATCACCCACACGACTGTCTACTAGTACCCAAGAATTTGACGATCCAATTTCCCCACTAAAACTAGACACATAAAAGCTATTAACGGCAGCCGGGTCCGAATCGGACACCGTAATCGTTGCTCCACTTCCGTCTCCATTATCAACAATGTCTATATTCATTGGAACGCTTTCATAACCTCTTCCGCCAAAATGTCTTGACACTTATCAAGATATTCTTCGTTCAACCCCATGAACTCCCTTTGTGGAACCGCACCGTACCCGTAATTATGCACTCCAGCGCCGGGAATGCCTCCACCACCGGCCCCCTTATCGACACCAATACGCAATTCATCCTTGTTAACTTCGGCAATGTGTCCACCGGTTGCTGCTGCCTTTAATTCTCCGGATTGTATTAACAAGGGGTGACCGTCCCCTTCTATTTTTCGGGGTGGCCAAGGGTTTCCATCCGGATCCACGGATCCCTCGAAGTTAGCACTAACACCTTCTTTGACCACTGGAAGGCACCGTTGCAAACCTCTTTCGATAGCCACAGACACTTTTTGTTCCAGAGCATCAACATCCGCTTCGAATTCTGAAACAGTTTGCGTGATCATCGAGAAACCCTACCAATACACTGATGGAGTACGTAACTACCACCAAATGACTCATGTTTTGCGGATATTATTACGTACTCCACATTCAGTGAATCCTTAATAATCCACCCCTGTTCCGGAATAGCACCGTCCAAATCTACCGCACTAATCACCCAACTACAATCCGTGGGTTCCACTCCTAATGCTGCTCCAAACGCCAACTGTTGAAAGTTTAAAGGTCCCGTACACGCTCGTATATTTTCAATGTCTGTGTGTGGATTAGTATTGGGATTAGTTATGGTAACGTATTGGAGATCGTCCCTCAGCAAAAAATCATTTTGTACCATTTCCGCATACGTCATCCGCGCAACCCCATGTCGTACTCAAAAGGACCTTGTAAAATGGTAATGTACTCGTTCAGTCTTTCCAACTCGTCATAAAGACTTAAACGGTACGCGCGATGCTCCACGGATCCCCCTATGCCACTACGAACGTCGGGTCGTCCGCCGGGTGCTTCGGAATCCATGGCAGCCAACTCGCGAAGAATGGATGACTTGCGAGCTAAAGCATTTTCGAGGTCAGTCACGGTTTGCCTCCTACCGGCTCACCGCACCCCTCGACTGCACCGGAGATTGGTAGCGCTTATCAGTTTCCTTCTGCGCTTCCCACTCCTCATCGGTGGCCGATTCCACGACGAAGTTATGAATGGTGCTGATGATGCCGTAAAACTTCTTGAATTCGTTAACAGCGTCGGCCTTATCACACAAGAACACGCGCGGTCTGTCCATATATGGAGCAAGCTTATGATCAGGAGCCGGTTGGAGAGAAACCTTCCAATATTCCCGATCGGCTTTGGACAAAACTTCTTCGATTTTGGTTTTGGATTCTGTCGCCATTTTGTTCACCTGGAGCAAAAAAAAATTGTTAAACTGTGTCGATTACGTATTGGTGTTTTTGATGACGTAGCGGGGATCGGTTACGCCAGCTGCTCCCATTTCGTCAGCAAAGATTGCCAACACCAAACCACGATCGGCCATTTCCCAATCGGTGGCATTGGCTCGAACCGTCGTCAACGGAATGTTTTCGTGCCAGTGGAACCCCTTCCGGAAGTCACCGGCGAACCACAAACCCGTTGCCGCTGTGCCCACCAGACCCAACCCCGGATTCACCCGTTCAGCCGGATCATACGTTCCGGACGAGGAATCGATCACACGCCGGTAAGCGTACGGGTACTTGGCGTCATTGATCAGCTTGAACATCCCCTTGGCCGGGTTTTGGCTCTTGTAGGCGTCGGTGGGCCAGTAGGTTCCCGCCAAAGCATTCGCCATGCGAGTGATTTCACTGGCTTGCAGAGCCACTTCCGCCGCCATGTAATTAGCAGGCATGGTGAGAATCTGGGCCTCTTCAATGGAAATCGGTTGTCCGGTTTCCGGGTCCACCATGTTCACCCACAACTGCAGGACGTTGTTGAAAGCGTCCCAAGCATTCGAGGACCCGATGGGGTTGTTGATTTCGTTGATCCAGTTTCCACCGATCGTGTCCTGGGCGGTTGAGGAATACGTATTGTAAGATGTTCCGTTGTAGTTGTACGGATTGTAAATCCCCAACAACACGTCCAAGCAGAGGTATTCCTTGCGAAGTCCCAAAGACTCGCCAACCGATTCGGCCTGTTGCATCAACTGCCGGGAGTAATCGAAGAGAATCGCTTCACGAGTAACTTCGATGCTGATGCCCCGGTTCCTGGTTTGCGGAGTTTCGGTATACCGTTCCGAGAGTTGAGCACGGGCGTGGCGCTGGCCGGGATCCCGAACATCGGAAACGTCCCCGATGTTGCTTACGCCGACCATCTTCAACCGACGTAACTTGCTGGGAATGTTTTCGAAGGTACCGGAAATCATGAAAGCCGGTTTCTTGTAGGCTTGCAAAATCCGTGCTTCCAGCAATCCGATAACGGCGGCATTAAATGCACTGATGTTAGCGAATTGTGAGGGAACGACACCGGTTCCAGCTTCCATCACTTGCGGGGGAGCGTGGTGGGCCAACATCAAGTTGTCTTCCAATTCCGCGTCGGTGGGACCCAGCAGATTGACTGCCAATTCCTTGATGGAAAC